AGTGCGCACCTCCGACAAGCATTGATACCAACTTGGCTGCGTCACTTGCAATCAGCGTGTGCGAACCTGTGTACACATTTCCAGTCAACGGGAAGAACGCCGGTCCTGTTGGTCCAGTCGGACCTGTTGGTCCTTGTGCGCCAGTTGGACCTGTTACACCTTGCGGGCCGGTTGGACCGGTAACTTGCGAATCAGCACCTGTTGGACCTAAAGGTCCCTCGGGTCCTGTTGGGCCAAGGATACTTCCAACGCTTTGCCATGCAGAGATAAACGGAACCCAGACATACAAAATTCCATTACCAACAACGTATCCGTCACCAGGACTTCCAACAGCAGGCAAATCATCTACTGTTGCAAGTGCTCCAATAATTTGAAGTGCCTCGCCTGTTGCACCGGTTGGACCTGTTGGGCCAGTTGGACCAGTGACAAAAGAATCAGCGCCCGTTGGACCCGTTGGGCCGGTTGGACCTGTTGGACCAGTTGGCCCTGTCACAAAGGAATCTGCTCCGGTTGGGCCGGTAGGGCCCGTCGGTCCAAGCTCGCCTTGTGGTCCAACAATTTGTCCAACGCTGTTCCAGGCAGCGCCGTCCCAAACATAGAGGTCACCGTCGTCGTCAACAATGTATGCATCATTGGTTACGTTTTCTAATGATGGAAGAGCTGCGGCTGTAAGCACTGAGCCCTTGAAATCAATTGATGTTCCTTGTGGACCTGTCGGCCCTTGCGGTCCAGGGATAGTCGATGCTGAACCTGTTGGTCCCGTTGGGCCCGCCGCGCCTGTTGCTCCACGAATACCTTGTTCACCTGCAGGGCCAGTTGCTCCGGTAGAGCCTGTGGGCCCAGTTGGTCCACCTGATGGACCGGTTGGCCCGGTCGGTCCAGTACTTCCAACAACGCTTGTGCCTGTTGCACCGGTTGGCCCTTGTGCACCTGTCGCACCAACGAATCCTCGAGGACCAGACGGACCAGTTGGTCCCTGTGGACCACTTGGGCCGGTAGGTCCTTCAGGACCGGTAGGTCCCTGGTTTCCTGCAGGTCCAAGGTCACCTTGTGGGCCAGTGTTTCCACGTTCTCCTTGTGGTCCAACAAGTCCTTGCGGTCCTGTTGGTCCCTGTGGTCCTGGTAGTCCGATTGGCCCTGTTGCACCAATGGCACCTGTTGGCCCGGTGTTTCCAAGTGGACCTGTTGCGCCACGTGGTCCTGTTGCACCTTCAATACCTTGAATACCCATTGAGCCTTGTTGCCCTGTTGGGCCAGTTGCACCGGGAGGACCAGCGTTGCTTGACGCGGACTCAATCCAAAAGGAATCATAGTAAACGTAAATCTGTCCGGACTCGGAGTTGAACCAGGCGTCACCTTCAGCTGGATTTTCAGGAGGCGTTGCTGATGACGTTGCAAAAACGCCATCGGGTCCAGTTGGCCCTGTTGGTCCTGTTCCGCCGTCAGGTCCCGTTGGACCGGTTATTCCCTGTGGACCAACAACCTGAGTTACTGTTAGGTTCCATACGGTACCGTTCCATATCCATATAGAAACACCGTCTGTAAACGTATCTTCTATACTCGGTGAGTTTGGAAAATCAAGTGCCATTTTCTGCTATCTCCTAACCCAGCGCGGATTCGTATGTGAAGTGAATAAGAATCTTGTCATTGATGGCAAATAATACAGGAGTATCCGCGGCCACTGGAACGCCCTCGTCATAGGTTGCGGTCTGCGAGTGGAGCCAAATCTCGATGGTGTCGTCGTCATCATTGTTGAACATCGCTGTTCCAAAGTATGTGATACCTGGTCCTTCATCACGAAGAGTAACCTGCCCCATTGGCTGGTAGTTCTCAGCGACACCTGTGGCTGGTAAAGAGAACCTGTAGGTTCCGGTACCGCGTACTGTCGTTGAGCCAAATATAACTCTAAGTTCACCAATGATTGTTGCGCCTAAGCTTACGTATCGCCCTGTGATTGAGCCATTACCAATTTCTGGTGCGGTGCCTGTTGCTGTCCAGATTGGAGTATAGGTTGTCCAGGGGACAAAGGCAAAGCTGCCTGTTTCGCCTATCGGCCCTGTCGTACCGGTTGGTCCTGTAACGTTAGATGGGTTTCCTGTAGCGCCTGTAGGGCCTGTTGGTCCTGTAGGACCAATTTCACCAATAGCAGTCGAGTCAAGACCTGCAGGGCCGGTAGGGCCGGTTGGGCCAGCGGCACTTGTGCGAACTAGTCGCCAAGCTGTGCCATTCCACACGTAGGTCTGACCGTTATAGGTATACTCATCGTCTACCACAGGTGTACCTGGGAAATCAATTGCCATCTGTGTTGGTCCTTGTCTCGTTTCTCATTCTAATCAGTTGTGATGTACGTTCCAGATATATAAAGCACTGTTGATGTGTCAAGTGCAAGCGGTGCAGCACCTGTTAGTGCGGTAAACGCCCCATTAGTTCCGCCATACCATAGCGTCACAAACGGCGAGCCTTCCTCCGCACGACCAAAGATAACGTTCTCACCGTCGTCATCAATCACTGCTCCAGTGAACACCGCCGTCTGTGAGCCTGTTGGGCTGAACGGAAGCGTGAGTTGATACTGCCCGGTTCCAACATTGGTAACATTCGTAAAGAACACGCGGATTCTAAATGAAACTATCGCTCCTGCTCTTGCATATGAAGCATCTACCGGTGTACCTGTAAAGGTAAGGTCAGTCCCTGTCCATGTACTTGTAAAGGATGTGTTTACAACAACCGAGGAAACATCTTCACCATCTGCACCCGCGACACCTTGCGAACCTGTAGGACCAGTCGCGCCTACTGGCCCAATCTTGTCGATTAGGTCAATTGCTCCAAAGACCAATAAGTCATCGGCTGACTGATAGATGATACTTAGTGGAGCGTCAAGTGGAACATCGTAGGCGATTACAGTGTCCGCTGAGCTTCCGTCACGACCAACAGTCGTGTTATTATTTGAAGCACCAGGTACAGCTGTAAGTCCACCACTAGAAAGTCTTAGCGCGAAGGACTTATTTGTTGGCAGTGCTGAAACATCAAAGTAGTGTAGCTCTCCACGAACAAGCTCGAGCGTTGGGCTGGTTCCTGCAATCCCCTGGAAGGCGTAATCTCCTTCGGACTCAGTAACCACGAAACGAACACCGCCGCGTGGACCGGTTGCACCTGTGGGTCCGGTGACAGTTGATGCAGCGCCAGTCGCACCAGTAGCACCTACTGGTCCAGTTGGGCCGGTAGGACCAGCTACACCATCAGGCCCTGTTGGCCCTAGGTCTCCTTCAGCACCAGTGGGTCCTGTAGGTCCGATTGTTGCACCAAGGTCAACCCAGCCTTGAAGTGCCGTGTAACCAAATAACGTGTCCTCGGCCTCAATTAGCCAGGCGTCACCGACTGTTCCAGGGCTTGCCCCTGCTGCGGCCGCAAAGGCTGCGTAGTCAGGGTAGGCGCCTTGAACAATGATAGCCTGACCAATATCACCTTGTGCACCGATAGGTCCTGTAGGTCCTTGTGGTCCAACAATCTGACCTGCGGTAACCCACTCTGAACCAGTCCAGATGTAAAGGTCGCCGTCTTCTTGAACAACAAATGCATCGTTTTCAGTGTTGCTTGTTGGTGGAAGGTCAGCGATTAGGTCAACGCTTCCTCGAACATTGATTGATGTTCCAGGAGCACCAGTAGAACCTGTGGGGCCGGTTGGTCCGGCTAATCCAATCTCACCGGTTGCGCCTGTTGGTCCGGTTGCTCCACCAAACTCTGATGTACCAACCTCAACCCAGAAGCCGTCGTAGTAAATAAATACCGCACCGTTTTCAGTGTTGAACCAAGTGTCACCCTCGACTGGCTCAATTGGCGGAACAGAATTGTCTGGGATAAATGCACCACGTTCACCGGTAGCACCTGTTGGTCCGGTTGGACCGGTAACCTCTGGACCGGTTGGACCGGTGGGACCTGCGATAGTTGAAGGTGCGCCGACGGGGCCGACGGGACCAGTCGGACCGGTTGGTCCCGTTTGACCCGTTGGTCCGGTAACCTGTGAGTCTGCACCGGTTGGACCAGTTGGACCCGTTGGACCCGTTGGGCCGGTTGGACCTGTTGGACCAAGAACCTCAGAGTCGGGGCCGGTTGGACCCGTAGGTCCTGTTGTACCGAGTAGTCCGCGTGCACCCGTTGGACCCGTTGGGCCAGTTGAGCCTGTGGGTCCGGTGACAGTTGATGCAGCGCCGGTTGGTCCGGTTGCACCTGTTGGTCCAATTTGTGCGGCGCCAACCTCTACCCAGTAGCTGTCGTAGTAGACGTAAACTTTTCCGTCAAGAGAATTGAACCATGCGTCACCCGGGTCTGGCGAAGCTGGAGGAGTTGAGTCGTCGAGGGCAAATGCGCCAAGCGCACCTGTTGCACCTGTAGGTCCAGTGACACCTTGGTCACCTGTTGCACCTGTAGGTCCTTGCGGGCCAACGATTTGTCCGGCGTCGTTCCATGCTGCACCGTCCCACACCCAAAGGTTACCGTCTTCATCGACGATATATGCTTCATTGACGTTGTTACCTTCAGTGGGAAGATCTGCGGTTGTCGCAACTGAACCAACAAAGTTGATATTTGTTCCTTGCGGACCTGTTGTGCCTGTCGGGCCGGTAACTCCTTGGCTGCCGGTTGCGCCCGTAGGGCCGAGCTCTCCTTGTGAACCTGTTGGCCCCGTTGCACCAGTTGGGCCCTGTATATTTCCAACGTTAGCCCATACAGTATTTACATCGTCCCAAACATAAAGGTCACCAGCAACAAGATACGCATCACCAGCGTTTCCTGTAGGTACTGCGAGCTCAAGTTCCTCAATGGTTGCGTATGAACCAAGAATGTTTACGCCTGTACCGGGGTCACCTTGTGAACCCGTAGGACCGGTTGGTCCTGCTGCGCCTGTAAGTCCAGTATCACCAGTCGAACCGGTAGGTCCTGTTACCTGTGAATCAGCACCTGTCGCACCAGTTGGTCCTGTCGGTCCAAGGTCTCCTTGAGCGCCTGTAAGTCCAGTATCACCGGTAGTACCTGTAGGACCTGTTGGACCAAGGTCACCCGTTGCGCCGGTTGGACCTGTTGGGCCTGTCTCACCAGTAAGACCTGTGTCGCCTGTTGTGCCTGTTGGCCCTGTTGGCCCGATATCACCGGTTACGCCTGTGGGGCCTGTCTCACCAGTAAGACCTGTGGAACCCGTAGGTCCAGTTGGTCCAAGGTCACCCTGTGAACCTGTTGGTCCGGTAGGTCCAAGGTCACCTTGTGCACCCGTAGGGCCAGTCAAACCTATTTCACCGGTTGGACCTGTTGGGCCTGTTACGCCTTGCTCACCTTGTGCGCCTGTCGCACCAGTTGGTCCAAGGTTACCTTGAGCTCCAGTTGGTCCAGTAGAACCTACTGGTCCTTGTGCGCCTGTTGGTCCGGTAACTGTCGATGCGGCACCTGTCGCACCCGTGGGTCCTGTTGGTCCGTCAAGGTCATTGCCTTCAACCCAATCACCAAGACCACCATTTAGTTCTTGGTCCCATATGTATAGGACTGACCCAACAAGCGCTGTATCACCTGTGTTTGCAGTCGGGTGGGCAAGGAAGAGCTGATTCTCGTCAACGAAGCTTCCAATAATTTGTAGAGGGTTGCCTGTTTCACCGGTTGCACCTGTGGGTCCTGTGGGTCCCTGTGAGCCGGTGGCTCCCGTGGCTCCTGTTGCTCCGGTTGCACCAACTGAGCCTTGAACACCTTGTGAACCTGTAGGTCCTTGTGAACCTGTTGGACCGGTGGGACCAGCTGCTCCTGTTGGGCCTGTCTCACCGTAGATACCTTGTGCGCCAGTTACACCAGTTGCACCAGTTACGCCCTGAGCACCGGTTGGGCCGGTAATTCCGTCTGCACCTGTTGGACCGGTAGGACCTTCAAGGTTACCTACATCATTCCAGTCCTGCGCGCCTTCATCCCAAACCCACAGGCTTCCGTCTGCTGTAAAGTAGCCATCGCCTGGCTCACCGGTTGGGTGTGTGGCAACGAGTGCTGCATAGTCTAAAAACTCGCCATAGATTGTGACACCAACACCGGCAACACCTTGGGAACCTGTAGGACCTGTTGGACCCGCGATACCTTGTGAACCTGTTGGACCGGTTGGACCAGCTTCACCGAGAGAACCCGTGGCGCCTGTCGGGCCAAGGTCACCCTGAGTTCCCTGTGAACCTGTTGGGCCAAGCTCTCCTTGGATACCTTGAGCTCCTTGAGGACCAACCTCGCCTTGAGGACCAGTTGGGCCGTCAATGCCTTGGGTGCCTGTTGGGCCAGTAGAGCCAGTCGAGCCTGTTGCGCCCGTTGGACCAGTGGAACCAGTTGGGCCGAGGAAGGGACCAACATTTGTCCAGTCTGCTTCACTCGTGTCCCAAACATAAAGATTAGTGCCAACAATATAAGCATCACCGATAGACCCGACTGGGACTGCTGTTTGAAGGTCGCCCAGGGTTGGGTATGAGCTAAGTACACGAACACCAGAACCAGACGGACCAGTTGGTCCCTGTGGACCAATAGGTCCTCGTGGTGTCGGTGGCAACGATGTTGCATCGGCAATTGCGGTTGCGCTGCTTAGCTCTTTGCTAAGGTCAACTGGGCTGCCGTCTCCGACTGGTATAAAGATATAGAATTTTTGTGGCTTTACTCCATAGAGTCTAACATTTATCTCGTATGCCCAGCCGTCGGGCGAAAGTAGAGGGTTATCAGTTGTTGGAAGAGTGATTGAGAAACTGCCGTTAGTGTCAAGTGTAGCAACTGCGGCACCCTCAATAAGTACTGCGTCGTCTTGGTCAACAACACGCGCGGTTGGAGTGAACGTCACTCGACCCCTTGCGGGTACGCCTCGACCAGTAAGGTAAGTGCCCGTTACTACCCGGGTTACTACATCAGCAGACCAGCTCACTGCCACTCCGTTCCGTGCTTGGAGAGTTAGGTATATTTACCATATTTATACTACCAAGGACTTGTGGAGTGTGATACGGCTTTGGCACCTAGAAACGCAGGTTAGTTTACTGTATTTAGTTTACCTCAGCTGGAATAACGCACACGTCTTGTCGAGGGTCATAGCCTTCTCCAACAACCATTGTAAGAATACCGGAGTTTGATTCCATTCCGTGGCGGTCTCTAAACCAAGATGAACCTGGGTCAACTGTTGGGCACTGCGCCCAGAACCTTCCACCAATGTCCATGCTGCGGTAGTTGTGGTAATGCCCTGACAGCCAAACATCACAGTGACCTAGTGCGGTTTGCCCTGCTGCTTGGTTTGCAAGATACTTCATAACGTCACGGCCTGTTTGGTGCCCATGGAAGATGCCAACCATTGCCCCGCAAACCTCTATAGCCAGGGTCTGATGGTCTCTAGCAGGGTACCTAAACTCGACATGAGACAGAGCGGGGTTTTCAGCGCATGCGTCCTGGACAGAGCTTGCAATCTCAGTGTTCCATCCCTCAGACGGGTCAAGCATCACCTGACGCGACACCTCATCGTGGTTTCCATTTACAGCGGCAACAATAATGCTGTCCGCGATAGGCGCGAAGGCTTTGATTTGAGCCATCAGAAGTCGACGGGCCACTCTTGTCTGTTCCGTAAGCCCAAGGTCAGAAGCAGAGTGGCTTTGCAACTTACCGCCCTGTGAAACGTTACCTTCAACATGGTCACCAGGTAACGCAATCATTACCGTGCCAATCTGACGACCTATCTTGCGCAGGTCATGTAATCTTTGCACCGCGCCATCGGTTGCACGCAGAATGCGGGCAATGGTTTGAGGAGTTCCCTGGCCATTGGCCTTCTTACCAATCTGCTGGTCACTTGGTGCAAAGATAAAGGCAAGGTCACCGGTTGTCTTAGTTCGTGACTTCCCTGGCTTCCAGTTTTTTACCTCATTCACTAGAGCTTCAACGTCAGCCCTGTCTGCTTGAGTGCCTGCTGCGGGAACAACACTTAGCCGATATGCCTCAAGCCATTCACCATCATACTTTTGCCATCGTGAGCGACGGACAGACGTCACTCTCCAGTGCTCGGGGTTGAGGTCAAATTCCTTTAGTATCTCCTCAGCGTCGGGCATGTTTCCCGCGGTATGTGGAGTAGATACGACGTAGCCGCCGTTCTCATCTACCTCGAGGCGAGGCTTCCAAGCCTCTGGAGTATTTAGCGCTTTTTGGTCAGAACCACGACGTCCTGCCTCGGACATCTCTGCAAACTTATCAGACAGCCCCATGCTTTATACTTTGAACTTAGGGCTATTTCCATAACAACGGCAGGTCCTGGCTCTGTGCTTATTTACTGAGTGGTCTCCAATATCAAAGGCCTCGTCTCTAAGTGCAGCGGCAATCGCCGTATTTGGAAGTCGTCCTGGTGTTCCATATGGAACATCTAGTACTTGAACTAGTTTTTCCTTGTCATCTTTCGTTAGTCTATCTCCATGGATAAGACTCCCAACCTTACAGGGAAGCCCTGCTCCGATTGCACGCGTCTGTTCTAGCTTTTCGGCGAGTGACATCATTTCTCCTATATCTGCTTGTGGGGAGTACAAGCATGTAAAATAATTGTATACATAGAAGTCTATAAGAGTGTAATTATCTGGCGCATTTACTGTAAAATAAAAAGTATGCTTTACTGTTTACTTTAGTGTAGACACACCACAAGTATACGCCTATATTGGTAGAAATTACGTCAGCAGGGAAACTGCTTCATATCGTTTAGTCTATTTGTCGTCGTTCTTGAAGGTGTGCAATCCAAACTTTGGTGCCGCAGCGTTTCCGCCTTGCTGGCCTAGAATAGTTAGAAGAACTTCCTTCATAAACTTTACCTCAGTGTGAGTCTGTTTGGCGTCCTCAGCGACCTCATTGACTTTGTCCGCGAGTGAGTCTCCGCCGTTTTCCCATAGCTGATGCTCTACTCGTTCTAGTCTTTGCGAAATTGTTCGCCCTTCTTCGTCTATTCCAATGGCGTCATCAAGACGACGAGCAATTTTATAAATTGTGTATAAGGCTCCGAAGATAGCCACAAGCGCACCGACTATGCTGGCGAACGTGATTATTGCTTCTTGTGTCATCGGGAGAGAGTTCCTGTCTAATACGGGCTACGAGGCTGAGGTCATCATTACTACTATTCTAGTTCAGAGTGTATTTTGTGACTCGATAAATACTGCTGTTTTATAGTGAATCTTCCAAAACTTATTGATAAAACACCTATCCGGTGTGTACGATATCACACATACCCGTTATAGTCGTAATGCTACAAATACCGCAAACTGCATAAACGTCTTTCTAGTGATGAAACGATGTACTTATCGATACTGCAGTACATCTAACGTTAGCGGTCAAGGTTTTTGAGTACAGAATCAACGGAGAGGAACAGTGCATTGAATCATCAGACACAAAGACGCATGAGCATTCGTAATGTGGCAATGACATATGGGATACCGGCTAGAACGGTCTCGCGTGCTATTGACACCGGAGAGCTTTCAGCGGCAAAAACAACTACTGAGACTGGTAGAGAACGAGCATACATTTCTAGACAAGACGCTGATGCCTGGTTTGAAACGCTCTCGCTTCCACGCGAGAGAGCTCGAGCCTAGAACATGACAGAAGATATTTCATCGGGAGGTCGTCTCCAAAAAGGAGCGCTTTGGTATGCGTCGCAGGACTGGAAGATTCTTCCATGCTACGGAATAGTTGGAGGAAAGTGTACTTGTAAAAGTACTCACAATGAACCAAAGGACGTTGGCAAGCACCCAAGTATCCCTGAGTGGAACACCCGAGCAACGGCTGACCTTGAGACAATTGGAAACTGGTGGGGACAGGCGCCCGAAAGTAACGTCGGTGTCCACTGTGCTGAAAGCGGATTCTTTGTTATTGATATTGACCCTCGCTCCGGTGGCCCAGAGTCGTTTGAAAAGTTTGAAGGTCTTGTTGATGGCGCGCTGCCAAAGACAGTTGAGGCTATCACCGGAACCTATTACGACCCCAAAGGCAAGGCTGAACGAGGCCGTCACATATTTTATAAGTGCGATGCTAACGAAAGTTTAGTTGGTAATCTCAACAAGGCTGGACTAAAAGGTGTTGACATCAAGCACAACGGATACGTGCTTATCTCTCCATCACGCCACCACTCAGGGGTTTCTTATGAGTGGGTTCCTGGGCATGCGCCTTGGGAAATTGAGATGGCAGAAGCTCCGGAAGAGTTACTTTCAGTTCTGCGCAAGCGAACTCGTAAAACAACCGCATTGGGCGAGGCTGAGTGGGGTTGGCTTGATGACCTTGAGTATGGTGGCGAACGTGTCAACGTTGACAAAATGCTCGAAGAGGGTATTGAAGAAGGCTCACGCGCAGTAGATATATACAGGCTAGCCTGTGCCCTTTCAAATAAGTTCCCTGTGCAGACAGAGGCTGGACGTCTTGCAGTTGAGACAATGATGATTCGTTTCAACGCTGAGAAGGTTCGCCCGCCCATGGAGCTTGAAGGTGCTAACTCTTTACTAATGCACACGCGGCGTGCAATCGACTACGTTCTTGAAAATCCTAAGACAGAACGCATGTGGCCAGGTCTCAAGGAGTGGGCAGACAAGTCTCAGGAAGAGACAACCGCGCAACAGGCTATAAGAAACGAACGCCGTTCTATACAACGCAGTGAGCAGGATGCCTACATTGAGGACATCGGTCTTATTGGCACTGTTGGAAATGCAATATCAACGTCAATCTCGGATGGCGACTCTGTCCGCGTGGCGTCAAACCTAAACAACATTGATGTTCCACATGACCCTGACGCCATTGGCGCTGATGAAGGTGGTACACCCGGTAAGCGAACATTGACTGACGTTGGTAATGGTCGTCGCCTTGTTGATTCATTTGGTGGAGCTATCCGATACACGCCTGGCCTTGGCTGGTTTCATTGGGACGGTGGTTACTGGAAGCCTGACGTTGAAAACCTTGAAATGCGAGAGCTTGCTAAAAAGCTCGCGCCCATCATCGCTAGTGAGGTAAAGAACTACAGCGATTCGGATAAGCACTCTGAGGTTATCAAGTGGGCCAACCAGGCTAAGTCAAATGGTCGTCTTGCTGGCTCTATTGAATCTGCAATTTCCGACCCTCGAACTGTGGTTGGCGTAAAAACGTGGGACAGTGACGCGACGTTGCTTGGTGTTGCCAACGGCGTTATCGACTTGCGAACAGGCGACCTGCTCAAAGGACGTCCTGACCTATTTATAACTAGGCGTGCACCAGTTGCCTACACTCCCGGCATGCGTAATACACGTTGGGAAGAGTTCATTGACTTTGCTACTGGCGGAGACAAGGAGCTTCAGGGGTGGCTGCAAAAGGCCGCGGGTTATTCGCTTACAGGATTACGCACACACGACGTCATGTTCCTTGTCTACGGCCCTCCAGGGTCCGGTAAGAACACTTTCGTTGAGGCACTGGTGAAATGCCTGGGTACATCTGAATATGCATGGCCGCTTGATTCAAGTATCCTTGCTCAAGGTGACGGGCAGTCGCATGGGGCGGACCTTTATCACTGGGCTGAGCTTCGCGGACGTCGTATGGTTTGGGTCGATGAGCTGCCTGACGGTGAGCGTATGAAAGAGAACTCGGTAAAGAAACTAACCGGTTCATCTGAAATCTCAGCACGTTCACCCGGTGAGAAGCCATTCAGCTTTGAATCACAGGCAAAACTGTGGGTCACAACTAACCACAGACCTATTATCAATGACGAGGCAATGTGGCGACGTCTACGTCCTATCCCGTGGTCAAAGGTGCCAGAGTCACCTGACCCTGACTTGAAGGCGTATATCTTCGACCCTGAAGGCGCATTGCCTGCAGTGCTATCGTGGGCAGTCGAAGGTGCAATCAAGCTTCTTGGCTCTAGCGCAAGGGATAATCTAGGCTGGTGCACGGCAGTCAGTGAGTCAGCGGATATTTATCGCAAGAACGAGGACCGTATCGGTATCTTTCTTTCTGAAGAAACGAAGGAGGCTCCCGGTACAGCGTTACCATTCAAGTCTCTCTATGCTGTATACCGTGCCTGGTCTGAAGAACGCGGGGAGCGTCCGATGACACAGATTGCGTTCCAGCGCAAAATGTCAGACCGTGGTCTTGAAATCAATGGCCACGGTTCGAGGGCGGAGGTTATGGGGCGCCAGCTTATCCCAAGAGCAGTGCCGAGCGGTGAGGTTGACTGGAACATGGCAAATAGATTTGCGCGGTAATAGTACAATGGAAAGGCACGTATGGACAACATAATTAGACAGACGATTGAGGCAGAAGTAAGACTAAAAATCTACAATGAGATTATAGAATACAAGGAGACCTGCATCAAAAATGGAATATCAAACTATTTTATAAGTGGTCTTGATGTTTCAGCGGACATTGCCATGAACACCAGAGAGATAAAGAAAGAACAGAAGGAGACACTTTTCTAATGACAGATGTAGAAGTTATCGAAGACATTGCAAAGAACCCGGAGCTAAACCCTGCAGGAATGCAGAAGATGTACCTTAGTGGTCCAATGACTGGCAAGGACGATTGGAATCATAATAATTTTCACAGGGTTGCCGCTGAGTTCCGTATGGCTGGTTTTGAAGTATGCAGCCCTGCTGAATTTTTTGACGGCGACACTGGGCGTTCACGTAGTGAGTACATGCGTGAGGCATTCAAGTATCTCCTTGAGGCCGACACCGTGGTTCTTCTACCGGGGTGGATGGACAGTGAGGGTGCAAAGATTGAGGCAACAATGGCAAAGGAACTTGACCTTACCATCGTTGAATACGTAGAGAACGATGAGGCAGCCCAGGAGTTTCACAACTACGTTGGCGCACTGACACCAGTAGACGAGGATGGAAACCCCGTTGGTCCTGACCTTGGAGGCTTCAAGGCGGTTGACAGCCCGGCTGATGATAGCGAGGGCGAGGACGGCTAGACAGTCAAAATCTGAGCGTGGTATATAGTTTGCCCCTGGAAGTAGTCTACTTTTAGGGGCAAGCTTATGTCAGCAGCACGTTTAGTGAAAGGCGGAGAAGTTCTTCGCAACCAAATTGACGCAATGTTTCCCAGGCGAGACAAGAAATCTGATGGATGGATTGGAGACAGAGCTCACCAGGCTCGCGCCTCCGACCATAACCCTGACTCAAGTGGATGGGTTCACGCGATTGACATTGACGAAAACTTCGGCAAGGGCAGGTGGCGTAATGGGAAGAGCGCTCAAGCCCTTGCCGACCAACTTATTGAATACGCCGCGTCTGGCCTCCCCGGTTCTGACCGAGTAAAGTACGTTGTGTACGAGGACGAAATTGCGTCAGGCACCTACGCGAACACGTGGTGGAAGTGGCGAGGTAAGGGCTATAGCCACCGCCAGCACATTCATGTGTCATTCAACCCTGCAGCACGAAAAGACAGCACCATCTGGCCTTTGCCAGTTCTTACGCGCAACCTAAAATTGAAAAAGCAGTGGAAGGCTGACTTGACACGCAATAAAGAAACACCGCTACAATAGCAATACACTAGCTTCACTTGTTGTATATTGGAAAAGTAACAATTTTGATGCTCTGGGAGAGGAGCGTCATCTTGGTGGGTCGTTGGTGTTTCGTTTCCGTTGGCACCGACGGCCCGCCTATCTTTTTACATCAATGACTTACGTACTGTTGACCCATGCCATTCCTTGCCTCCTAAGGCCGTAGGAACCTCCCTGGCGTTCAACTCTCTGGCAATTGCATGATAGGACAGGCCGGATTTTCGCATCGCCTCCATCTCTGCCATGACCTCTAGCGGTATCTTAGACTTTGGCCCGACGTCGACACCCCAAACCTGACCACGTGCACGTCTGTCCCTATGGACGTCCTTCTGACGCTCACCGATGATAGCTCTTTCCATCTCGGCAAGTGCACCCATGATTGTGACAACGAATCTTCCCTGGTACGTGGACGTGTCTAAGTTTAGGTCAAGAAGGACCAATCTCCATCCGTTTTTGTTAGCCCGGTCGATTATTGCCAGGAAGTCCTGGGTGGACCTGGCCAATCTATCCACGCGAGTGACGAACAAAGCCACCGCTGAGGCATTGTCCAATCGCTCTAAAGCAGACGTTAGCTTTGGACGACCCTTGATAGATTTGCCACTCCGCCCCTCCTCGCGCACCATTTCTACTTCTGTGTAGCCAGCTTTCTCTGCCGCGGAAAGCAAATCTCGCTCCTGAGCGTCAAGTGACACACCTTCGTTTGCTTGAGCAGCTGTAGATACGCGTGCGTAAAGTAATGCTAATCCTTTTGTTTCCATATTCACCAAATTCCTTATATTCCGCAGAGATGTACAATTCTTTACCTATAAACTAGGGCTCTGCGCGTGTACACGTTTTCGGGAAAACGTGTATGAAATCTATCAGGGTTTCGCCCTGGGTAACACACCGGGAGGAACAGAACTAATATGGATATGTAGATAAACATCTACGTCATGTTTATTTGTGTAAGGAGCAAATTGGCTAAATCACAGTTCCCGATTGATGGGAGAAAAGGAAAGGCTTGGAAGATAACAAGCCCGTTTGGTTGGAGAATCCATCCAATCGAGAAGATAAAGAAACATCACAACGGAGACGACATCTGGGGACCTAATCCAAAGATACACATTGAGTCCTGGCATGACGGCAGTGTTGCCTACGCTGGAACGTCTAGACTAAAGAACTCAGATGGCTCTCTAGGCGGGGTTGGCTACTACGTCGACGTTCGCAGCAAGGTAGATGGGAAATGGTACACGGCGCGCTATGGTCACATGGCCGAAGGCTCGCTAAAGGTAAAGACTGGCCAAAAGATTGAAGCCGGTACAATCCTAGGAATAATGGGAAACACCGGCGCATCAGCCGGTAGACACCTGCACTTTGAGATTTGCGAAGGCAAGACCTTGAGATGGGACCTCAACGGAAAAGGATATGTAAGTCCTATTGCCTTTGTTGAAGCAGTGATTCAGTTTGAAAAGCTAAAGGCATCTGCAAAGCTATTGACTCCTGAGGGAGGCACCGTCTCAGTCACTATGCCAAGTCTAGACGTGAAGAAGTTGGTTGCAAAGCCAAAGCCACGTGCACGTAAAACTGCAAAGCGCGAGCGCAAGGTGTAAGGGTTATAATAGACAACTGCCCTGACGATGGCGCTATGAAATGGATAAGATATAAGTAGTCCCGAGCACGACTAAAAAACTGCTAGCTCCGCCGGCTATATAACGTGTCATATAACGGACACGAGTCAGAGTGCCAGACGCTGGAAAGTACTCATAGCGGAGAGTGTGGAATGGTTGGAGACTCCGACCGCCAGCGTCTGGCTCGACCCAAGTCACCTATTTGTACTGGAACTAAAATAGAAAAACAACTACACGTATTTTAGTAAGGACAGGAACAAATGGGAAAGATAGTATGGCCCTTGGAAGGTGTCTACGGAAAAAACTTCCGCACCACCTCGAGCTTCGGGTGGAGAACACACCCAATTACAAAGAACCGCAAACACCACAACGGTGAGGACCTTATTGGTCAGAAGTGGGTTCGTTCAATGGCGGCTGGTACAGTAATTGCAGCGCGCGCATCAAAAAGCAAGAAATCTAATGGAGAACCAGGCGGCTTTGGTTACTTCGTAACCGTTCGCCACATGATTGGCGGAGAGTACTACACCTCGCTATACGCACACCTAAAGAAGGGTAGCTTCCAGGTAAAGGAAGGCGACAAGGTAAGTGCCGGCCAGCTTCTTGGCGAGATGGGCACAACCGGAGCTTCAACCGGCGTTCACCTTCACTGGGAAATCTGGAAGGGCAAGACTCACGGATGGACAGCTGACGGTAGAGGATTTGCCGACCCTATTGCGTTCCTAGCGGCTCACGCGGCTGCAGGCGCAGTTGCGGAAAGTATTGGAAAGCCAAGCGTTGACAAGGAAGAGCTAAAGAAGTATGCTGCTCCTGCGAACAAGCCAAAGTACACAGACGCGATGTCAATCGGGGATGCAGACAGAGGCGAGGACGTCGCATATCTGCAGAAGTTCCTTGGTATTGCCATTGACGGAATCTTCGGGCCAAAGACGCACTCTGCAGTAATTGCGTTTCAGCGTAAGCACAAAGGCATCATTGCTGATGGTGTTGTTGGCCCAATCACGTGGGGGCTTGTTGAAATCAAGAAGGAAGCTGCCAAGCCAGTGCCAGTCAAGAAGCCAGCGCCAGTCAAGAAGCCGGTTACTGCTCCTGCAAAGCCGAAGGTGCTCATGAGTAAGCCAACACTTAGCGGATGGGCAAAGGTTGGGTCACGAGGTGACGATGTCAAGTATATCCAACAGTACCTTGGTATGAAGGCTGACGGAATCTTTGGACCTCAAACAGACAAGGCCGTAAAGGCGTTTCAAAAGGCGCAAAAGCTCGAGGTTGATGGTATTGTTGGCCCTGTAACTTATGGGAGAATGAAATAGACGGCTCAGAATATAAACGCCGTTGAAGATAAGCGTCCCCCTGTCGGTAAATACATCGGCAGGGGTGACTCTTTTCTGGGGAAAACCACAATAAGATGTTCACTTTACAGTAGGCAAGCGATACAATAATGGCAAGTAGAATACAAGAATGGATATGCCAAACCTGTAAAAAGCAATACCCTATTCCTAGTCTTGCTAGAGATTGCGAAGGACGACATGAAAGAGACAGTATACTACCGCATAGGTGATGGTGGCCCTGTAATCAACTTTCTTGCTGACATGGCTGGCAGCATTGGCACTAGACTTCTCAAATGGTCGCTACCGCACGCTAAGGTGCATGTCCTAGACCTTGACTCTTTGAACGACGCGTACTACGACACTGAGGGCGACGGCGAGATGTACGACTCATGGCTAGACCTTGAGCGCAACACACTTGAGAACACAGAAACGTCTATGTTTACTCACGAAAAAAAACAATGTGTAGGCGAGTACTGCACGATTCATAATCGTAGCAACCATGTAATGCGTGGCTTTCCACAACACTTTAGATTTGACCGCATGTTGATGGAACGTACCTGCCCTCACGGAACTGGTCACCCGGACCCAGATGAAATAAAGCTTACAGGACCTAACGGATGGGTTGAGGCAGTCCATGGCTGCGATGGGTGCTGTGGGGCAGAGATAACGAAAGGCAAGTAATTGAAGGTAACAGTATACACGACACCAAACTGCGCGCAGTGCATGACAACAAAACGAAAAATGGACAATCTTGGAATCAAGTATGAAGTTGTTGACCTAACAACAAACCTTGACGTACTTGAACAGTTCAAAGGCTTAGGTCACACGCAGGCACCTATCGTTACCACAGATACAAAAATATGGTCAGGATTCAGAAATGATAAAATAGAATCACTAGCAAGACATCTTTTAGTATCTAAAATTAGAGGAGAGACAGAATGAAACAAAGTAAAGAAAGTAAAGCACAGACAGAAAAACTGCCTGACCCACTTATTGACTTACACGTCGCCGCTGAACATTACGTTGATGGTATGCGTCGAGCAAGGGCAGTTGGAATTACAGAAGAACGTAACCGCATAAAGCACCTTCTGCGTTCGGACTTTGGGCGTGACTGGATATGGAACAGGTGGAAAGGAGACACTCAGCTTTACGACCTTCTTGAAGAGCTGATTGACCTATCACAAAAAAACAATGCGATAACTAGCCAGGTGTACAGACTAAACCGTGTCCTTGACATTGAATCGGAGATTGAATAAAAATGGGAAAGCGCGAGCGCAAGGTAAAGGAATCTTGGAAGTGTGATGACTGCAACGCGACCAATGACTTTACAAAGGACTACTGCGATGCTCTAGAACACCACTGGGCTGAACAGTACACTCACACTAAGCACGCACTTCAGGATGCAAAGGATGAGATTCATCAGCTAAAAACAGAAAACAATAGAAGCTTCTACATGACCAAGGAAGAGTTCACTGGCATGTACACGGCTGCACTCAGTGACTACCTATCAGCAACATTCGCGTTTGGGCCTGGCCACGACCAGAGGCTTCACCCCGAGGATATTGGCGCAGCCATAGCGACGTTCAATGACGCAACATTTGCGCTGCTATCAAACTACAGCTACAACAGACTTCGCTAACCGCGAAGTTTGTCTGCCCTGATAGCTCAGTTGGCCAGAGCATCGCTCTTGTAAAGCGAGGGTCGTCGGTTCAAATCCGACTCGGGGCTCGAATAGAATGGAGCAATGATGCATTACTTTGATGACCCTCGTGAGCACTGGGTAAACAACCCGCTTATCAAACCTCGTAGCAAGCTTCATCTGTTTGACGAAGCTATTGAACGAGCTAAGACACAGGAGCGCAAACGCGCAACTACACTGCTTCAACTTGACATTCTTTTAGAGATACAGAACAACCCGGAGAACTGGGTAGAGCGCGCAGTTGCCATCATCGAAAGAAAAGAAAAATAAGGCTACAACGCCTGAGCAGTTGAGAGAAAAGTTCTCCCTAGCAAACAACCATAAGCGCAAGTTTTCCGCCGCAAGGTAACCTTATAAGCCTGAAACAAACAGGCATACGATATAACTTCAGCCACTTCTGGCACATAAAACGCATTGACCCTTGGAGGGGTTCTATTACCTATGAATGAAGAAATCATTGACGGCATTGTCTGTCCTGTAGACCCAATGGAAGCAATGATGTGCGAGAGCTGCCAGTAATGGGTATCCTAGGAACAGGAATCCAAGACGGGCTACTGCTCAAGCCCGTGAAATATCAGTGGGCCATGGACCTCTACGACCAGGCTGTAGCAAACACCTGGTTCCCCAACGAAATTCAGTTGGGCGAGGACATCGCAGACTTCAAGAAGATGACAGCGGAAGAGCAGCACGCTCTGACATTCCTCATGTCCTTCTTCAACCCTAGCGAGCTCATCGTAAATAAGGCACTTGCCTTTGGCGTGTATCCATACGTGAACGCACCGGAAGCTCACCTGTACCTTGCAAAGCAGATGTGGGAGGAAGCCAATCACTGCATGAGCTTTGAGTATGTGCTGGAAACCTTTCCTGTTGACCGTGACAAGATATACGCCCAGCACATTGAGTCTCCGACCATCTCTGCCAAGGAGGACTTTGAGACTAAGTACATCAAGCGTATGACCGAGGCAACTCTGGACATTACTACTCTTGAAGGCAAGCAGGACTTTGTTCGTAACCTGATTGCATACAACATCATCATGGAGGGAATCTGGTTCTACTCAGGCTTCATGGTTGCTTTGTCTTTCCGTCAACGCAACCTGTTGAGGAACTACGCGTCACTTATTGACTGGGTAGTACGAGATGAAAGTCTTCACCTCAAGTTTGGAATCAACCTGATTCTGACAGTGCTTGAAGAAAACCCTGAGATTGCCACTGACGAGTTTGTTCAGGAAGTAATCAAGATGATTACCGACGCAGTTCAAATGGAATGCGCGTACAACGAGGAGATGTTCCCGTCAGGTATTCTTGGTCTCAATGCTCAATACGTAAACCAGTACGTGAAGTACCTGGCTGACCGTCGCTTTGAAGAGCTAGGTCTTCCCGCGCAATACAACGTGAGTAACCCCGCAAAGTGGATGGCAACCGCTAATGACACTCTGCAGCTGGTGAACTTCTTTGAGTCAACAAACACGTCCTATGAGGTAAACGCTAAAAGCTAGACGTTCCAGTTATCAATGTTGAACCGGGACCAAGTGTTTGTGGCACTGCGTACATAAATGTGCGTAGCATCAATTGCCATTTGACCTTGTGTCCCGGTTGACGTTGGGCTAGCAGGGACATTGGGGATTCTACCTGGGTTAGCTGCCATACAATTAGTCTAACTCGATATAAGATTGGTTTATGGATAAAGAAAACCTAATCGCGACACTAACTGAGCGCGTATTAGTTGACAGAGGCTACTCGCCTGACGACAGAGACCTGGACATTGAGTGGGACGAAACTGACCCAGACAGCCAGTACTCACTCGTAAAGGACGACATGAAAATTGTTGCTGAGGTACTTGACGACCTTGATATAGTAACGTTCTTTTCGTAGACTAAGAAATCTTAGCCGTTTCATCAACAATGTCGACGGCAAGCTCAATCAACTTCTTAGAGTATCTGTGCCAGTGATGACCACAAAAGAACAATGTCTTTTCATCCTCAAGAAGAACCAAAACATACGCTTGTGAACCACACGCGTCGCAACGGTCTGTCATCTCTAGGACGCTAAACTCTTGGTCAGCCTCGGCTACTGTCGTACTCATATATCTATTGTATTCCAACGTGTAAGTTGTGTTAGCGTGAAATAAGCTAAAAACAGGCTTGCTGAGACGCCCGTAGAGACACTTTCACACTGGTACTAGGGTATTCACATGGGCTAACAAATAGGGTAACCGCGATAAGTATAGGTCCCGTGGTGGTTCAGCACAATGCGTGGGTCAATCCAAACCTTGCCATCAATTGACTGCCAGCGACGACAAAATGTGTAATCTTCAGAAAGATACCGCTCTGTCTCGAGCTCAATCGATGTGTCAAAGAACGCGAACTGCTTAGCCTTCTTCTTTGTCAAGGTTCCATCATTCTCGACTGTTGAAGTATCAGTGACATAGGAAATCTCAGTGCCATACGCTTCGGTAAGCTTTTCAAAAGCGTAGCGTGAAATCATCATAAAACCAGTTCCGGAGTCGTGCACCTCGAGCAGTCCATCGTGAAGCTCGATGTCCAACATGCCATTGGCCTTTGTCTTTTCAACAACGTCATTTGGTAAATTGATTACATAATTGATGACAGAGTCCTTTACCTCCTGCCCGGTCTTTTTCTTCACCGCACGGTCCCAGGAAAGACCCTTGACAGGATATGCTCCCGCAACTACGTCACGTTTGTGAAGTGCAAGCTGGAAAACATCAACGGGCTCGAAAGAGATATCAGAATCAATAAACAACAGATTGGTTGCGTTAGACTCAAGGAACCCACCGGCAAGGACGTTACGTGCCCTAGTCACAAGTGACTCATTACCAATCACCGTGTATGTGACCGGAAGGTTATGCAAAGTTGCGAGCGCAAAGAGGCTGGCCAGGGAACGAGCGTAGTACGCGGATACCTGCTCACCGTAAGCTGGAGTTGCAATATAGATAGGGTTGCTGCGAAGGTATGCCAGCTCTTCATCTGAAAACAAACTGTCTTTTTTCTTATCCATGCGCGCCTCTAACGTCATTAGCTGTAGAATACTAATATAATCTATCTATGGCTAGCATTGACGCATTGGACCAGATAGAGGCTAGGTTTCTTTTTGAAGAAGGAGACCATGAGCGCTTCGCGCACTACGTTGAGAAAAACGAATCCATGCGAGGTTACGTAGAAGGAACGCCTGTAATCGCGCTATGTGGAAAGGTTTGGGTTCCATCAAGGGACCCGAAAAAGTTCCCTGTCTGCCCGACCTGCAAGGATATTGTAGACGCATTGTTCCTACCACATGAATAGACGAAAAGTGAAACTAACAACAGCAGAGATGCACCCTAAAAATCCGGCGGCACCGTTGGGACTAATACTTGGTGCAGCCTTGCTAAACATTGACATTGACATGGACTTTACTGAATACACGCATGACCTAGAGTTTCAGATTAGAACACCTGATATTCGTGACGGCATGGCACACGGCATTGAAGACACGGACGAGGGTTGGATAAGGTCAGTTGAACTTATGATAAATCAATATCTAATTCCCAATCACCCGGCTATGGCGTTTCACTACGATGGATTACGAACATACGGAACCACGATGCGAACACTGCTTGGTGTTCCAGCAGAACCGAGTACACTAAAAATAATGCATATGCGAGTACGCAATCTGCTTGGAGGACGAGGCGGAGAGACCTTGCAGCGCGAAGACGTGCGATTATTGTCCAACATAGCAAGAAATATCTAATTTGGTTGTTGAGTAATATGTCACTGCGATAGGATAGTTTCGTAGATACATAAGGACAAAATATGCCAACATACGAGTACAGATGTGAAAACAGTCACTACTACTCCGAGGAGCGCTCTATCCATGAGAAGGACAAAGTCGTTACCTGTGAAATCTGCAAAGAAAAATTAGTTCGCATCTGGGGTCAGCCACCGATAACATTCAAGGGCGCTGGGTTCAACTCTTCCAAAGGATAGACACACATATGCCAAAAAGATTCTTTCTACCAAACGACTACCCGGACTTTTCATCGCAAGGAACTCCTCCCTGCGCTGAGGCAATGCCTGACTCGTATTTTTCAGACACTAGTTCTAAAAACGGGTACACTCATGGAGCAAATGCAAAGAAGATTTGCAGCACTTGCCCTTATCAAATTGTCTGCCTTGAGTATGCGCTCAAACACAATGAGATAGGTATATGGGGTGGAACAACCGAGAATGAACGTCGCAGAATGAAGGGGACTGTCCTTGGTCACGGAAGACCGAGAAGGATACAATAGATATGTCGCCGGGAGAGGGTGGCAACCACCTTATTGACAAATCCTCTCGGGAGACAACATGGAAAATGAATACTACGAAGAACCAGAGAACGTAGAAGCTCACACGAACAAGGTCGGCAATATCATCATGCGAATCTTTGCTGTGTTTGTTGCTACCGCTCTTGCCACAATTGGTGCAGGTTCGCTACTTGGAATTGATGCACTGCTAGCCGCAGGACTTGCAGGGACAATGGCAGTTGCTGTTGTAGTTGAAAGACTTGCTCGCAACTTCCTTGACGATGGCAAGCTAGACGGAGATGAAATCAACGAGTCCTTCAAGGACTAAATACTTCACCCGACAAGAAGAGGGAAGAGCGTCTGGGAAACCAGGCGCTCTTTTCCTAATCCTCGTCGTCAGTTAGCTCAGGGTTCCATTCAAAAACAATAGTGTCCTCGTCGTCGTCAAAGAACTCACTATCCGTGATTGAAACTGTTGTCGTTGAGCCAGAGTCAGCAAGATAAGCTGTAAGCCTAAGCCCTTGGTCCTCAGTGAAACCCGTACCTGTCAGAGCTAGAAAAAGCTCATGCATACTAGCGGCGTCCTGCTCCAGAGGACTCAGGCCGTCATACTCGAGGTGGTCGAGATTCGTTTCCTTATCTTCGTTTTCCTTGCTCATTTACGCCTCCTATATTTGGCTCTCGCAAGGATAACTTTAGCTTATGTAAGTCCTCGTGAGCAATGGGGCAACCGTCTGGAGCAATACCCTTCTTGTAGTATCCGTGTGGCTTGTCAGGGTGTGCTCCCCTATCATCTGACCAATCTTTATATGCTTCATAGTGCTCGTGTTCTTCAATCTCTCTAAACACCGGAGAGAAGTTTTCAAGCTGTGCGGAGTCGATAGGGAAGAAGTGGACAAAAGGTTCACCAGCCTTGAACGTCACCGGTCTATTCTTATACCTAATCTTCCAGTTCATGGTGAATGTGTATGGTGACCACCAGGTCTCAACAACACCCGTAACCGGTGCAGCACCTTTCACGAAATGGTTAGGTGCTCCAGAGACGTACAGGTTATATGGCTTTGGGGTCTTTATAAGATACCAGGTGTAGAACGTCACAATGCCGTGCCCAACAAGAGACGCGGCAATAGGCTGCCCGTTCTCTTCGTGAAACTCTCCATCAATAACCTGTAGTGCGTCAGGGGATTCTGTTCCGTCCCAGATAACTGTTACGTCGTGGTCAAGCCGCAGCTCCCAGCCATGAGAGTTTGCACGCACAATAGGGATACACTTATACGGATGCTTATTTGAGCTTACATCCATCCAGTCGCGACGGGCGGAGGACTGGTAGATTTGTGGTCGATAGTAATCAGTTATTGGATAAAACTCAATCGGTAAGTTCGTCAAGTTCCGCCCGCTTTGTTTTTATCTCGTCCGAACACTTGTCACATAGAGTTCTTACATAATACTCGTCTGTGCGTAGCTCTCCGCGCTGGCCACAAATCTCACAGACAGTTAGCGACTGACTTTCAGAGTCAGAGACTATTGCCCACATAATCCGGCGTGCAATCTCTGTCTTGCCACCTTCAAAGTAATAGCGAAGTCCACCAAACTTCTCCTTGATTTGATGAATCTCATAGTCAGGGTCGATATACGCGAGCATCTCATCGGTAAGAAGAACAAGGTCCTTCCAGCCGTCAGGTGCAATGCAACCATACCAGCCTTGAGTCTTTATCCGTTTCCTATTCAGCTTTTCCTGCCACCTCATTAGTCTGTCTCCTCTGAGCCGTAGCGTCGCTCTATCTGTAGTTCAGCAATAGCAAAGGCGAGCTCTGTCTCATAACTCGCGGCAATCTGCCCAAGCCTAGTTTGCAGGTGGTTGACAACGGCCTCTAGCTTTTCAATTTGACGTTCCAGCTCTGGAACCTTTTTAGCGTTGTACCTCGCGGAATCACTAGTCTCCGTAGGTGTCTTTTTCTCTGTCACTTTTTCCTCCATCTGGAAAGTTCTCATCGTCGTCTGCCCAAAGGCGTTCAACGATGTCTGCAGGTACACTGTGCTTACGTCGCTTATGCTTTACGAGGTGGTCAACCATGTCCTGCGTAGAGTAAGCGTTATAGTTACTAAACCTGTCCGGTTCTATAACATCAACGCCAGATAGTGAACACGCACAGCACTGAAGAAAATCATCGAGGTGCATAAAAACGTAAACGTCATGCGGCACAAAACGAGAATAAGACATTTGTTAGGCTCCTACGGAACGCAGCCTTGCTCGTTGAACACCGTAGTAAAGAGGCTGAGAGCTTGAAAGACCAAGACCATCAGCAATCTTTGCAAGCGACACGCCGTTGTCATACTCTATTGCGAGCTGAGTGTGATACGTTTCACTTGAATCAGCCTTTGCTACCTTGATACGCTCGACAGCCTCGGCAGTCTCCTCAGCGGTCAAACGCGAACGCGTCTTTGACGGAACCGCAGGAATATCAAAAGTAACGACACGACGACGTAGACCAGCATAGGTAACACCTAGTGAGTCTGCCATTGCTACAAGAGAGCCACCAGACTCGTAGAAAGTCTTCAATAGTTGAGTGTACTCGCGGCTAGCCTGATGAGCTAGGGTGACGTGGGTTCTCGCGCCAAAGGCTTTCTTAGCCAGTGGAAGAAGCTCCTCGAGTTTATCTTTATATTCGTTGAACGTAGAGTCGTTCATTAGATTTGTTCCTCTTCTATAATGTGGTCGTCAACCGTCACATCTATATTTACATCAGGTTTTGCTGGTAATGACTGTAACTGTATTGTTGCTCTTATTGATGTAGCCAAAGCAGAAAGAAAAGCTCCTGTAAGCTTTCCAGACATTCCAAGGTCACAAAGTGATGTTATACCTCTCGTCTCGGAATGTGACCGGAGAACCAGGGTTTCACTTTGAATCTCAGGTACAATCATTGCCAAGGCGCCTAAGGTATTACGAACCGCCTTTGAGGCTAGTTCTTCGTCTATTCCTGTTACATCAATAACAATTTTGCGCACTACTTCTCCCTATGTCATTTGTTATCCTATTATAACGCGAAACATGGGAAAATGGCAACACGGCAAAGCTCTAGTTTTCGTCGTCCCTAGGATTGCGTAGACGGTATGTTACAAGCCAAATTGCTGCTGACCAGAGTATGGCATAACCCACTAACGTCTTGGCAGAGCCGTCCAGAACAATCCACGCGACAAACATGCCAAGTAGTGTCCAAAGCTGGTCAAGAACGTCTCGAATAAAGTCCTTCATTATTTACCTATCCTTCTTCTCGTGCCACCTGATGGTCCAACCGCGCGGCCGCCCATGGTGCCTGAAGCAGCTAGTGCTCCCTGAGCAGCTGTCATTGCTGCCTGAACAGCGATGTTTGAGACGATAACCGCGGCAATAATTACCTTCTCTGATTCCTCTTGTTCCTCCTCGGACATGTCCGCGCCAACATTAGACAGCGCGAAGATGACGGCTGTAGGGTCAGTGAGAATATCACCTAGTAGTTCTACAGGATTCGCTAAAGTATCTAGAGCAGCGGCAACCTCCGCTGTGATAACAACCGGGTTACCGTTTACATCGGTTCTAATCTCAACGGGTGTGTCCTCTGGAAGGTCCTCGTAATCAATGCCAAGCTCCGCAAGCTTAGACGCGGGTACTGCCTCGTCTATATATTCACCAATGATGGCGGCAACGACAGCCTGCTTCTCTTCCTCGGTGATAACACCATCAGCCATCGCGTTCCTAGATACATCTTTCGCGGGAGGTTTAGAATCAACTATAGGTTCTTTGACAGGAGTTGGGATGGGTTGTTGTGGTGATTCTACAGGTAGTGTTTTGGGTGATGGTTTTGGTTGCTGCTGTTCAGGCGGTGGCAATTGTGGCTGCGGTGATGGAGGAACGACGTCTACTGCTGGTGCAGCAGGTGGCTGCCGTTCAACAGGAGTTGAGTCATCAGGCTCTTGTTCAACAGGAGGAGGAAGTTGAGGTTTTTCCTGGTCGGGGAGAGTAGATGAGTCATCAGGTTCAGGTTGCTGCTTTGGAACTGGCATTGGGCTCGGTTGTGACACTGGTGGTGCTGGTGTTAGCTGCTCTGTCTCTGTTTCGTCGATAACTACCTGCGCGTAGGCAACACTGTCACTTGCTATTGACAATAGGTCATTAGCTACATCGATTGAAGTATAGAAATCCTCGAGGGCTTTATCCGCGGCGAGCTGTTCATCAAGTGCAAGTTGGAGCTGCTCGTTATAATCAACTACCGCGTTTTCAAGAATCTCGTCTCGGTTGGTGACCAGTTCGCTGGCTGTAGCCTGTTCAAGCAGCAGGTTATCGAGGATACTCGTCTCGGTAGACAACAAATCCTGTAGATTTTCAAGGGTTTGCACCAGCTCTGGGTCAAGAGTCATCGTGGTAACCATGTCAACGGTTAGAGGAGCAAGCTTTCCACCTGGCTCCGCGATGAACAACTGAACGCTTGCACCACCACCGTTTTCATAGTAAAGAAACTCGAAGAGCATGGGTGTACCTGCAGTGACCTCATAGTAATTTGTGCTACCGCCAGTACCCTTGTCGTACCAATCGTCGATGACAAGATTGCCGTCAAGGTAGAGACGAGTGCCATCGTCCGCGGATGCGTAAAACGTCGCGGTACCTGCGATACTGCTCGTAAGATACCCAGTAAACCGGAGAATAACGTCCTCGTAAAGACCGGAGTCAAGAACCTGACCGCTACCCCAGTTGTAATAGACAGGAGTGTTCTTAGCGGGGTGACTACTTGTTGAACCATCAACTATTGTTGTTAGGACTGGTTCAGCATCCTCGGGGATATATGGTGCGTTGTTTTGACCAAGAACGTCATAGACCTCGACGTTGAGTCCCGGTTGTTGTGTTTCCTGGAGATTGGTAGTTGCCTCGTCAATGTCTAGTTCAACATCGGCAATAACATTGGTCTGATTTGTGATACCCGTTGTGACCTGTGAGAGGTCCGTGAGCGCGGTGTCAAGCTCCGCCTGGGCATTCGTTACCTGGTCAGACGCAGACTGGGTTACGGTCGCTAGCCCGTCTGCCTGTTCCTGTGTTGTGCCTGCAATTATAAGTAGTTCCTGCGAAACCTCGACCGCCGATGACGCAGACGCAGTATCATCTACTGCCTGTTGAAGTGCCTCCGATACCTTTGTCGTTTCCTCGAGTGATTGTGATTGAGATATTGCCTCCTCTAAACTATTTGTTAGTGTTTCCAGATTAGATACTGTCGTTGCTGCGACAGGTGCCGCGTCCTCAATGGATGGTTGCGTGCCATCCTCGGAGTTGGCTGGTTGAATCACCTCCTCGGACGCGGTTGACTCGGAGTTTGGTTCCGGAGTCGGTTCGGGTTCACTTTCTTCACCTCCTGTGTTATAATCAGTATCGTCGCGAATAACCGCGACCTCATTAGAAGACGTATTAGACGAGTCATCGAGAGGAGTGTCTGATGGACTGGATGAGTTTTCTGCTTGGCCTGATGTCGAGCTTTGCTCTTCTTGGGTTTCTGGCGATTGCAGCTGCTGTTGTGCAGATGAAGAAGAAGTAACCAGGCTGGTCTCTGTCTCTGGGCTGTAACTGCCATCAGATGCCACCGCCTCAGTTGAAGGTGATAGTGTAAACCACGCGCCTAGTGCTATTGTAGCAAGAACTACTCTGAGGCGATTTAGTTGCGACTCGTGCTCTCCCTCACGACCTTCGTCGTGGAGCATAAGTTAGTATTACTCGTTTCTGGTGTCTAACGCGCTATGGATATCGTAAGGGTCGTCCTGTTGCCATGCGATTGCACGAGCTCTTGATGCAAGCGCAAGCGCGATAATCGTTATGTCCTCGGCTGCAAGTAAGATATCAGCGCGACGGTCAGGGTCAATCGGGTCAAGGAGTTCCTCGTGGATTCGATTGAGTGTGTAGATAGTAGCATACATGCGACGAAGTACCCGTTCATGAACGTATGAAGGTTCCTCAATGTTGAAGTATTCGTATTGCATGTAACAATTCTAAACGTTTTTTTGAGCCACGTCTCTACTCGGAGTCTTCTGAGTGCTCCTCGCTGTACTGCGCGTTTGACGCGGCAATAAGCACGACCAGCATAACTATGGTTAGGAAAACAAAACCATAGACGAAATAAAACGCCCAACCTAATGGAAAGAGTGTCAGGAGAAAGGCTAGAGAGACTAGGAGACCTATGCCAGGGCGTTGCGCGTACCGGTCAAGAAAGAACGGAAACATCAATGGCCAGAGAAATAGAACCATAAACGCATATGAAAACAGAACAGTTGAGTCCTCAGTGGACATCGAACCCTGTTCACGATTTGCTCGTCTTTGCTCCTTATATATAAGGGCTGCTAGTATTGTCAACATGCGTCAATTATATCAGGCATTGCGTTATCGCGGCGCCAGAGTAAAAAGGACTATAATAATTCATGGCAAAATTAGATAACATGATGGACATTGTCTGGAAGTGCGTATGTGGCTGGTCATGTCGCGGAATCAACGTAAATGAGCTCGAGCCACAGGCAAGCATGCACCGGTGCGAGGAAAACGAGTACACGGGAAAACTTCCGGAAAAAGACAAAACAGCTTAGTATCTCGGCGGGGCGACGAAAAGACAAGTTCTCGAACTACACAGAAAATGCTCTGCAGTAGAGAGAAAAGTGCTTAGTATGAGACGAAAGATACTGAGATAGAAAAGTAAAACTAATCTTGCTTTTTTGCTTAGTATAACCATTCTTTATACTTCAATTAGAGAATACTGGATTATTTTTAGTTTACGTGTAGGGGTAGGCAGGAGGGGGCTACGAAAAGAATAGTCTCGTATTACCGTTACATAAAATAGGTATAGAAATAGTCTATAGTTATATATAAACCTGATATGGTTAGACATACGGACAGGTTGTTTGAAACATGTCTACAACTCGATGAAAGCGAGAAAACATGAGTGACGAGAAAAATCCATTCGACTACATGGACTTTACACTCGACGAGGCTCTAGCAGCAGATGAACTGCTAAGGTCAAAGCCAGCAGAACGAGACGGACGTATCTGTCTATGCGGACACCCGGTTGGGAGACACACGATTGCAACAGGAATCACATACTGCAAGCCATCAAGAATGGAGTGTCCTTGCAAGTCGTGTCGACCAGTAATCGAAAGTGACGATGTGAGACCGTTCCTGCGTAAAACCGGAGGAGCTGGAAGACAACACGCACTAGGTCGAGGAATGGCTGCGGCAATGGAAAAAGGCATTCACTTTGAATGGACGATTGACATGGAATGTGACAGGTGTCATGAACAAGGAAGGTTATCACCTGTGCCTGTAACCCAAAACGGTACTGCAACACAGGAAGCGACAGGATTCGATGCGTTGTTGTGCACTAGCTGCAGAGAGCAGGTGTAACAGATATGGCAAGAACGACATTTGAACAAAATGAATTTGACGTCCTTATAGCAACACCGGGACGGATGGTGCACTCTGAGTACGTGCAAAGTCTTGTCGCAACGACTGAGCTGCTAAATGACCTTGGGATTACATACAAGTTCCTGAACAAGTATTCCAGCTTTGTTCCAAGCGCGAGAGAACTAACCGCAACGGACACGTACCATCACGACTGGGACACGAGAACAGTTGGAGCTGGGAAGTATCGGTACAGCAAGATTATCTGGATAGACTCCGATGTTGAGTGGGACCCGAACGACTTCTATCGTCTATACGCATCAGAGCACGACATCATCTCTGGGCTATACCAAACGGACCCAGGTGGAACGATTGCGGCATACCATCCTGACAAGGACGGAGTCCCGACACATATCAATAAGGTTGAGTTCCTGTTACACTCTGAGCCAGTCGAGGTTGGCGGAGTTGGCTTCGGGTTCTTAGCAGTGCGCTATGGAGTATTCGAAACAATGGAGAGACCGTGGTTCAAGATTCGTGATGTTCAGCTTCACAATGTGGAGTATCGGACAAACATGGGTGAGGACTACTCCTGGTGTGTATCCGCACGTCAGGCTGGGTTCAAGATAATGATTGACCCACAGGTCAAGGTGCGTCATCACAAAGAGACAGTGTTCGAGGTCTAATGGCAAAGGTAAATAGAGAAGACCCTTTAGGTTACAGAGGTGACCGAGTACCGTTACGAGTGAAACCCTGCGGTTTCTGTGCAGACGTTTACCACGAGAATTGCGCAACAGAGATTGCGTACTTTGACAAACTATGGATATGCGGATGCTCATGTAATGATGAGCATTGGAGATACTACGAAGGTAAGGAGAGAATAACAGATGATATGCGAACAGTGCGGGTACCAGGAAAAGCCCGACAACATGCCGAGACTAGTGAGTCACGTCCAGACGTGCAAGAGCACGAAGGACCTGGAGAAGGTGAAATTAGTGTGGAGGACGAGTCAGATAACGGCAACCCTGAAGTCAAAGAAATCGGAGATGCACTTCCCGGAGAAGATTCAGAAGCTGCCTAGCGCTCCACCTCCTCTCCCCTATGTGCAGAAGGACTACACTCCCAACGTCACACAGTTGCCAGTAACCCAAGAGATTCTTGAGGAGATAAAGCGAGGTCAGGTCAGTGAGTAAAAAATCAGATGAGCTAGTAGAACGAGTCATTGGGACACTGAAATTGTTGGTCGACTCAGACAAATGGCCACTACAACCTGAACAGATGCGAGTCCTCGTTGACGCAGCCGTAACTGGCTGGACGGACGAAATCAACGATGAAATCGAGACACTCATCAAGGAATGGGAAAGCCGTATGCCTGACGACACGACACTGTATTCACTCGGCGTCCGACGAGCTCAGGATATCCTTCGTGGTAATGACAGCCTAAATGAGCAACCCTAGAAAGAAGCAGTTTGCGGTTTAGGTAGTCTCATATTCAAACAACTGTTTCTACAGAGGAAAAAACCTATCCCCGTCTCCCCGCTTCCCAAGAAACTTCCGAGACGGTGTGATACGGTTGTTCCTTGCGGAACGTCCGCTATAAGGAGAGAAATAATCCATGCATAAACTACTGACATCACAGAACAAGGCAATCCTTGCTTCCTGGTTCCGGGTTTTCATCGCGGCTTCCGTTGCACTTTACTCGACAGGTATCACTGACCCCGCCGTTCTTTTGAACGCCGGCGTCGCGGCTCTTATACCTGTGTTGATTCGGTTCTTCAACAAGAATGACCCTGCCTACGGTCTCGTTGCCGAGGGTATCCTGACCAAGGTCGGCGAGGCATCGGCAGCGGCCGCGAAGGCTTCTACCAAGAAGACCACGGCTCCGGCCGCCACGACTCCAGTCAAGAAGGCCCCCGCCAAGAAGGCAGCTCCAAAGAAGTAACTACACTCTAACCTAGTGACGCACGCCACCAGTTTCAGGTTGTGTCACAGCCTGTCCTAGTACGAGGCGGGCTTCGACCGCTGGTCCTCTCCCCGACGCGGTCGGAGTCCGTCTCTTTTTTTCTTTTCCGTTGTACTATCTTTATATGAGTGCAGACGTAAACCTTTTCGGTGAGACCGAGGACGAGAACCCCGAGGTTCAAATTGATGAACCGGTAAACCTGCGGCCTGACCTTGGTGAAATTGGAATCGATGAGGTCGAGCGCGGCGTTTGCCAGGACACCTACGAGAACCGTAAGATTCTTCGCGGGGCAAAGATGGGCTGGGACACGGTGTACTCCTCTAACGGAGTGCCGACGGGCCTCATCATGGCACGGTCACAGGCAATGGCCACGGAGCGACGGATGTTGTCCCTGGCCGAGAAGAAGCCAATCATGGTTGACTCGAGCTCATCAAACTCAGACTACCTAACCGGGCTTGACCTTATCGTCGAGCAGGCGTCGGACTACCTGGTTCCGCCCTGGGTTATCGGCGCGACAAAGATGTGGTTGCGCGAGCAGGACGAGCCGGTGGCATCGGAGAAGAAAAAGCCGACGGCCCTTCCACACAGATGTCGGGCTGTCAAGGACGACGGCCTGCGCTGTATGCTTTGGAGTAGCGGACGGCCTAAGGACGACGGACTTTGTCGAGTACATCTTCGAAGTATCAAGAAACGGCCTGGCGAGGACATTGAACGGGCACGACAAAAACTTACACAGGCTGCACCTTACGCGGTTGATATCCTCGAGGACCTGATGGAGAACGCGGCATCCGAACCGGTTCGCCTAAAAGCCTCAACGGAGATTCTAGATAGAGCGGGGATTCGTGGCGGGCAGGAGTTCGATGTTACGGCTAAGGTTATTGATGCAAGGCCTGCCGCTCAGATTATTGCTGAGCGTCTTGAACGGCTAGCCGGGGTTGCCCTTGAACGGGCAACGGCGCTGGTCAATAATGACACCGAGGAAATAACCGATGCGGAAATCGTTGAGGTCGAGGTCGAGGAAGAGGAAGAGGAACCAAGTGAGTCTAAGTGAGCTAACAGAGACGGCCCGTAGATTAGCAGAACAGCTGTTTCACGATGTGGAACAGGCCGGGAACCGGGAAGACCACATCCGCGTGACGGCTCGCGCCAACGAGGCCCGGAAACTCGCGGACAGCATTGAGGCATTGGCTGTATCCTCGACGGGTGCTGACGTGATAGTATAAATGCATGTTTCGAAAGACGAACGACCTGTGCACGTCCTTTATTGAGACGGCCCGCACCCACCTAGGCTACCAGTCACGCCCGAACCAGCAAAGCTTCCACGGAGGCAAGGTTGGGTACACGGGCAACCCCTGGGCTGGTGCATTTGTTGACGTGGTGGCACGGGAGGCAGGCCTGGTACTCCACTCCTGTGTTTATACCCCAACGAGCATGGCCGAGTTCATCCGTAACGGACGGTGGCACTCGAGACCCAGGCCCGGGGACATTGTTTTCTTCTCGTTCACGACGGGCACTGCTTTTGACATGCCACATTGCGGAATCGTCACTAAGACCACGGATTGGGACACGGCAAGGAAGTTCGCAACCATTGAAGGCCAGGTCGACAGCGGCCTGTTCAGGGCCTCTACGGAGGCAACGGGCGTGTTCGAACGGACACGGTATGGCTACGAGGTCATCGGGTTCGGACGGCCCGCGTACCGAACTATAAAGGAAAAAACGGATGACGGGCCTGAGCTCGACACGATTCGATTTTCATGGATGCGGCCTGCCCAGGGTAAACGTAGCCCGGACGTTGAACGGGTGCAGCTTGCGTTGGTTTCCGCAGGAGGCCTGCGTAAATATAAGCCAGGGGCTTGGGACGGGCCTACGAAGGCAGCCTACGCACAGTATCAGCGACGGATAGGTCACGTTGGGCCTGACGTAACGGGCGTACCCGATAAGGGAACCTTGGAAAGGCTTGGCCGGGAGACTAGGCTGTTCAAAGTACATAACGGGTAAAACCACAGCCCCATCCCACATCTTAGACTTCCACCAGGAAGTTTCCCTAGCTTTAGCGAAATCCTCGCTTTTGTAAAACACCTTGGTTCAAATACCGTAAATGTCGCATCCACCTGATATAATCAGTTCTAACGAAGAGTTACGCTTCGGACTAACCAATTGAATAACGGAAGAAGTCAAATGACAAAACTCAGAGACATGGCATTTATTCGCCCACTAAAGACAAGGAACATAGATATGACAATTGCGACACCAGTTCGTTCACTGCCACCTCGGTTACGTGAACACATCCAGCAAAAACAGCGCGACGCAGCAAACTTCCGTGAAATCGTTCTAATGGCAATCGACGACCTCGGGTTCCCGGCAGCTGCAATCGAAATAAAAGCTCACCTGAATTCTGAGCTTGACAAGGACTACAGCCTGGAGCGCGTGCGCTATGCATTGAGCGCGCTACTGGATACGAGGACCATCTTCTCTCGACCGGAAACTCACGCTGAGCGCTCGCTCCGCTTCGTTGATGGTCGTAAGCCACTGGGACACTGTGCTGACCTGTACTCAATCAGCAACCCGGTTCCGGAACGTACCCAGGCTGCAGTGCCTGGAACCGAGATGACAGGTCCAACGAAAAAGCGTGGACCCAACAAGAACACCAAGAAGAGAACTCCTGTTGCAGCTTCGGTTCCACAGTCGCAGCAGGCTTCGACTCAGGACGCGCTTGACTTCCTGATTGGGAAGCTGGTTGAGGAGAGGACGCAGGAGATTCAGGCGAAGCTGACTGCAGCCGAGGCGAAGCTGGCGAAGCTGCGAGCACTGCTCTAAAAGTAACAATTTTATAACAGGTGGCGCTTAGGCTCCGGTTTAGGCGCCACACCTGTTATAATAGAACTACAACGACGAAAGGACACCCAATGACAGATAGAATTTATATACACGACATGGTCGAATGCGAGGACGTCTTCTACGAGGACCTCGACGCTCTGGTTGCCTACGCAACCGAACACACAAACTCCTTTATCTTCGACTCCACCCTTGAGCTCGAGAAGGTCGAGATTGTGGACGACCTCGAAATCACGTATCGAACCATCGATGATATCGACGATAACGACAACGAGGTCTGGGTAACCAAGACAGAGAAGTTCTCGTACAGCTACAAGGAGCTCGTCACTGTGGTTCGCAGCTAGAGCGCGCCTGATATAATTAGACATACAACGACGAAAGGACACAACATGATTCAAGAAATTCGAGAGCAGGGAATCGGAAATGGATTCCACGTCACTGAGGCAGCCGATGGTTTCCGCAAGGACAATCGACTCTGGTTCGGCAAGTGCGAAACCTGCGGAGAACGAGTCACCAACGCTAGCTTGACTGGAGTTTGGCAGCACAAGATTACCAAGTACGAAGAGTACTGGGTGTACGGTGGAAAGAAGAATCCATTCCCAAACCATTCAAACAGTCGCCACGTCGACTACTGCCCAACCTCACGCGGTGAGGTTCACGAAACCGAAATCAGGATAAGGGAGATGTCATGAGTAACTACCCACCCGGAGTAACCGGAAACGAATACGCCATTGCTGGACCCGACTCTGATTGGGAAGAGAAGATGGACGTCAAGTGCGAGAATGACGAGTGCGAGAAGGTCGACGAACCACAGGAGGTAGTCGTCTCCGGTGAGAGCTACGCCGGAACCAACTACTACACGTGGGACTGTCCTTTGTGCAGCCACGCACACGACTTCGAACGTGAGGAAGAGGGTCCTGACCCAGATGATGCACGCGACGCGTGGCTCGACAGTCTGCATGACGACTGATGGCTTACGACTCAGGTGTAATCCGCAAAGTGTGTTCGGAAACCGACCCGGCGGCTGCTGCGTCTTGAGCTGTCTGCGAACTGTATTCCAAACCCACCTGATATAATTAGATTATCAACATCCAAAAACGACGGAAGGAACCAAAATGGAAAATGCAACGACTGTAGGAAAAGCTCTTTACATGGAGTTCCGACGCGGTGACTCAACCCAGCAGGTACTCTTTACACCGGAAGGTATAAACTTATCTGGCAGGTACGTTCCAATGACGACGTATCGACGTCGCATCTCTGAGACTGCTCCCCGTAAAGCGTGGAAGCAGATGAGTACCATGTTCATTAGCGAGAAGAACCTCGATGGTTCTCTCGTCCAGCTTGGCAAGGAGCACGCCTTGTCCACAGTGCAAGACAGACTCAGCTATAGCGATAATTTGTTCAGGCAGCTTCTAAACCAAGGTTGGGCACTTCACAAGCAGCCCATCACTGTCGAGGTAACACCTGAGGACCTCGAGGATGTACGAGCTGCAAAGACGCCCTACAAGATTCTTGGTCGTGTTACCCGCTGCCGTAGAACTCTTGACTTCGGTGAGGCACTCTTCGTACCTGCCTGATATAATAGATTCAACACCCAAACAAATGACGAAGGGACACCAAATGGAAAACATCGCAAATGTACTTGAATACGCAGAGAACCGCATCTGCTTTGACAACAAGGCAGGCAGCTGTGAACATTCAGCCTGCTATGCGATGAAGGACCTGATTGTGTTCCTCAACACACTGTAACAACACACCCAAACGAAACGACGGAAGGAAACAAAATGGACACTCTAGAATACGATAGCTTGTATCCGAACCTTGGAGACGTCATAACCAGTATGGCAACCCAAGGTGTAAACACCGAGCTCGCAGAGCTTCTGGACAAGTACATGCCAGAACCTGGTAAGGCAAGTCCTCGAGCCACAGCGAAGAAAAAGGTTGTACCTGTGGTTACTGCGGATGCTCTTCTTGGAGACAAGAAGTATGCTCGCCCTAATGGCGACGACTACTACACTCGCAAGTGGGGTGAGCATGATGACGTTGAGGTGCTGCGTAAGGCGCGCACCAAGTCTCAGTTCGTTCTACTCTATGGAGCACCAGGCTGCGGTAAGACTGCAGTTATTGAGGCTGCCTTCGGTGAGAAGCTTCAAACAGTTCTCGGCTCCGGAGACACTGAGGTGTCTGACCTCGTTGGTGGATACGTGCAGACCCCGTCAGGTGGATTCCACTGGGTGGATGGTCCTCTGCTCAAGGCTGCCGAAGATGGTCAGGTCCTGCTCATCGACGAGATTGGTCTCATTGACCCGAAGGTTCTCTCGATTGTGTATGGTCTCATGGATGGTCGTCGCGAGTATAACGTGACAGCCAACCCAGAGCGAGGCATAGTCAAGGCACAGGAAGGGTTCTATGTCATTGCGGCAACCAACCCGAATGCACCTGGGGTACGACTCAGTGAGGCGCTCCTATCGCGATTCACTGTCCACGCAGAGATGACCACAGACTGGGGTCTTGCTAAGAAGCTTGGCGCTCCAGCAACAATCGTCACTGCAGCGCAGAACCTAGCAAAGCGTCAGGCGGCAGGTGAGACCTCATGGGCTCCACAGATGCGCGAGTTGCTTGCGTTCCGCGACCTAGCAGAAACCTTTGGCACGCAGTTCGCAATCGCGAACTTACTCGCCGCTGCTCCTGAACTCGACCGTCCCGTCGTTGCGGATGTGTTCACCAGGGCATTCGGTGAGGAGTGCCGTCCCGCCAAGATATAACTTGGCACAGGTGTGGGGGAGAGTCTATTGGGTGGGCTCTCTCTCACCCCACCTGATATAATTAGAACCACGAACAAAAACGACGGAAGGAAATGACATGGCACACTTCAAGATTACGGAAACCAGGGCGAAAAAGACGCCAGTAGAATGGCTGCGAGTTGGCAGCCAAATTGGTGACCTCGCAAACCTGTGGGCACTGCGCAGCGATATCATCGCATACGTTGGCCCCGGAGCTGGTGGACCTGCTCCAGCTTGTTTCAACCCACAGCTTGCTGAGGTCGAGGTAAACGTTGATTCAGCGTTTGGTAAGATGGTTGACCCAGAGATACTTGCGGCAGCCGACATTCGAGTGCGTCGCACTCAGTTTGATTACCCTAAGGCGACAGGCGCAATCTTTCACGAGGCATTGCACGCACGCTTCTCTCGATGGAGCCTTGAGGCTGCAATCACTGACTTGAACCAAAAAGAATTCCAGGCAATCAGCCTTCTCGAGGAAACACGTATCGAGGCTGCAGGTGTTACTGCGGTCCCAGGCAATCGTCCATTCCTTCGCGCATGTGCCCTTGAGCTTGTGCTCGCTGACCTTGAGGAGGGTCTAGACAAGCTTACAAGTACTGCTGCGGCTGCAACCATGGCTGGATTGACTTTGGCCCGTGTGGACGCTGGTGTCCTCGAACGTGATGACGTTGAGGCAGTCGCTGACGTCCTGGAGCTTTTCCTTGGCGAAGAGTTGCTCATCACACTTCGTTCAATCTGGAATCGCTTTCAAATGCATGATGCTCATCGCGACGCACTTCCACTGTATGAACTTGCACGCGAGTGGGTGAAGGCAATCGAGGACGCTCAGGAAGAGCGTGGTGAAAACGAGAAGTCCGAGGAACAGGACAAGGTAACTCAGGAGTTCATCGAAGAGTTGCTGGATGCTTTAGGCGAGTCTGCGGATGCAGCCGCGATTGGTTCTGCGGATGATTGTGCAGACCAGCAGACATCTGAAGAGTGGGCAGAGACAGTGAGCTCTAAGGGTGCTGCCTCGAAGGAGAAGATGCAAAACAAGAAAACGTCTGACGACGTCTTCTCAAAAGGCACAGGTCCTGCTCCGGGGCAGTCAACAGGTTCACGTCTTCGTGAGAAGCGTCCACCATCTGACAAGGAACGTGCGGCTGCCGTCAAGGTTGCGCAAATGCTGGAAAAGGCAAAGTACCGTGAGCGTGATGCAGTCGACATCAAGTCAGTTGTTCCTCCAGGTCGTCTGCGGACACGAGCAATCGTCCAGGGTGCTGCGCTCAAGAGCAAGGGCGTTATGGCAGAGGTAGAACCGTGGCGTCGCACAGTTCGACGTCACACTGATGACCCTACGCTTACGATAGGCGTGATGGTCGACATATCAGGCTCCATGTCCTCCGCGATGGAACCCATGGCAGTTACTGCGTGGGTAATGTCAGAGGCCGCCAAGCGCGTCCAGGCGCGCACCGCGATGGTGTACTACGGTTACGACGTGTTCCCTACATTGAAGCCAGGGCAGCACCTCGACCAGGTCCACGTCTACACCGCACCGGATGGAACAGAGAAGTTCAACAGAGCATTCAAAGCTTTGGATGGCGGACTGAATCTACTCAATGGGACAGGCGCTCGTCTGCTTGTGGTTGTGAGTGATGGTTGTTACACAACGGATGAGGAAGAGCGGGCAAGGCACTGGATGCGACGCTGCCAAGAGTCGGGCGTCGGAGTTCTGTGGCTGCCATTCGACCACGGGCACCACGCAAAGGGAATTACAAAGGGCACGGACGCCGTGGTGATGAGCGGTGGGCATGACCCAGCCGGAGCAGCCATGGAAATCGGACGGGCTGCAGCCGAGGCGCTCATAAAGATAAGCGCGCGGCAAGCCGCGTAAATAGAGTTCCGGTGCGGGACGGTTACCTTCCGTCAATCGTCCCCGTCCCGTACCGGACACCGTCCTGATATAATTGGATACAGGCACGACGGAAAGGAAATGACATGACGGACAAACGGACACCAATCTTTGATTCATTGCAGGCACGCCATGCGGATGGAGAGAGACGGGCAAGGCTTGAGGCTGACCTGCCAATAACGGAAGAGCCACGGCAGCCTCAGACCAGACGGGACCTGCGCGACGGGCTTCGCAACATGAAGGCACGGAAGGCACGGAAGGCACGTCCTCGTTACAGGCGTAACGGAGGGCTCGGATAGTGACGGGCACGACGGGCAGGCAGCTCAAGGCGATTGACCTTGAGACTCTTGACGGCCTGATTAGATTCGTTGACCGGAACCTGAACGGGTGCAAGGTCACGCTGGACGCAAATGGACAGCTGGTAATCAAGACGGGGCTTGCTTTATCTATTGATGGCTCGAAGAAGCTCGTGTACCATTGGCTGAATTCAGACCGATTGAAGTAGCCTGATATAATTGATTCCAACGACGACGGAAGGAACGGACATGAGAATCAACAACATCGAAGACGCAATGAAAAATGTCAAGGACGCAGAGCACGATGTCATGATGGATTTTGGAGAGGAAGCTGTCGAGGAAGGGTACCACGACCTAATCGAATCCGTGGCAGCCGATTGCACACCAAAAATTGCCAAGGAACTAAGACGAATAACCCTTGGATTTTAGAGACACCTGATATAATTAGACTATCAGCAAGTACGAAACGACGGAAGGAAAAAACATGGCGATTCAAATTCAAGATGGAAACGCATTCAGCATCATCGCAGCCGGAACCAAGGAGCTCAAGCGTCAAGGACGCCGAGAAGAAATTGGAAAGTTCACTGAGGAATCGATGTCAGGAGATTACGACAACGTAATCGCAACCCTGCTCCGCTGGTTCCCAGACGAGGATGTGGAAATCTAATTGGGCGCGCAGGCGCTTCAAATTAGATACAACTTCACAACGAAGCTCGTTGACCTTGACCAGGACAACGCACTGCCTCAACTGCAAAAAGCAGTTGGTGGCTACATTGAACTCGTAAATCTGAGCGACGACATGCTCATGTGGGTCAATGAGGAAGGCGCCATTGAAAAGCTGCCAGGAAATCTCGTTGGCACGCACCTCTGGGACCAAAGCTTCCCGGAGTACAAGGGAACGAATAAAATCTTTGGCAACGTGATTATCACTGGTGTCGAGGACGAGAACGGAAATCTAAAAGACATAGATGAAGACGTGGCTGCCGAGATTACAAAGCTCTGCATCGAGGCAAAACAGCTCATCGGTAGTGGAAAGTTGGTGTACTAATGAAAACAGGAAACCCACAGCGAGACAAAGCTCTCGCAAAAGGAGCACGCAAGAAGAATGCTGCGGCTGGCATCTGGGAAATCAGGGACGTAAGAACAGACGAGAAAGTCTCCCGGTTTAGAGCCCGTCGACACTCAGACGTTGTGCGGTATTTGGACATGGCACGCATTGGTCTCAATCGGCCCATGGAGGACTTCGAGGCTGTGTACATTACGGACTGGGATGGAGACGTCAAGTGACTACACAAACCAGACGCGGTCGACGTAAAGCTCGGAGATCTTTCCTAGGCAGCCTTGCACATTTACTAGGTGGGATTATAATCAAACTGCGGACCTGGGAATCTGTGCTGCTGATTATCGATGGGAAAAGAAATCAAAGAAGAAACGCGTAAAGCATTCTGCACAGACTGCGGCAAGGTAGTCGATTCATCGAGTAATCTCCCGTACTTCTGTTCAACTCCGGAGAACCCAATGGACCACTTCTATTGCGGTTGCTTTGGAGCTGACTAGTCACCTGTTATAATAGATACGTACACAACGACGAAGGGAAACAAAATGGCTTACGAAAAAACCCACGAAATCCACTCATCCAATCTTACGGTTGAGATGCTTCTTGAAATGGCGAACTACGCAATGGATGAAGAAGACCAAGTCCAAGCCGAGAGCTTCAGTGAAGAAGAAATCGACGAGCTTGCGGAGAAACTTTCTGATTCAGTCGCAGCCGTAGTCGAGGACTTCCTAAACCACAGGAAGTCGTGATGAGCGAAAGA